GTTAGAGACATAGAGTTACAGCTAGTAGAGATGCAGCTTAAGTTACAATTCTTATTAGCTAGAAGGTAGCAGCATGTCTGTAGAGTATAGAGGTGAAAAGTTTGAAGGTTACAACAAGCCTAAGAAGACACCTAAGCATCCCACGAAGTCCCACGTTGTGCTTGCCAAAGAAGGTGACACCATTAAGCTCATCAGGTTCGGTGAGCAGGGAGCCGAAACGGCTGGTCCACCAAAAGCGGGTGAATCGGACCGCATGAAGAAAAAGCGTGCATCCTTTAAAGCAAGACATGCTAAGAATATAAAAAAAGGAAAACTTAGCGCAGCCTACTGGGCTGATAAAGTCAAATGGTAAACATATAGGAATTTAATATCATGGCAATTACTACACTCACACAAGGCATCGAAGCCTATCAAACAGACATTACTTTTGGTGATGGCATTAACGTTACAGGCGAAGGTACATTTGGTTCACTAGATGTTTCTGGTAACGTTGACGTTGACGGGATTACAAACTTAGACGTTGTAGACATTGACGGTGCTGTCAATATGGCTACTACTCTTCTTGTTTCAGGCGCAGCTACTTTAGCTAGTGCTGTAAATAGTAAGTTTGTAAAGCACGTAGCTCAAGTTACTGGCGTATCAGTTAACTCTACTGCAGGTGACTCACCAGCTATTGGTACGTTTTCACAACCTGCGAACACAATCATCACAGGCATTACTATTCTTTGTGCTGTAGCTCCTGTTACAGGTACTGGTGACATTGGTTATGAAGTAGGTACAGCTTCTTCTGGTGCGCAGATTGTAGATACTCAGGCTGACGAAATCTTAGACGGTGGTACAACAGTTGTTGTAGGTAACGTCACTCAGACTGCCTTAGTACTTACTACTCAGGATGCTACTACTGCTCCTATTTCTGCTCAGTTTAACGCTACAGGATCAGCACGTAACATTTTCTGTAACATCACTAACACAGTTAATGCTACTACAGCAGGTTCATTTACCTTCGTTATTGAATACGTACAGGTAGCATAATGGTTGATCAAGCTGCATTAGTAGGAGAAAACTTAGGGTGGGCTGTAGAAACTGCAGTTACTCTAGGTAACACTAATACTACACACGTAAATTGCACTAATGCTAAGATGGTTCTTATTGAGACAAGTCATGCTTTAGACATTGGGTTTGCAGCAGCGGAGGCTGACGTTACAGATAATGACATTATGCTTCCTGCTGGTGTACATACTCTTGTAGTTCCTAAAGCTATAGGCAATGCTACTATCCTAAACTATAGACGGGGTAGTGGCTCAAGTACATTAGTACGTGTAATCTTATCGTAACTTAATACTTGACATGGTGTGACATTTATGATACACTTTAAACATTCAACGACCTCGCTATTGTATAATAGAGTATGCATAGCGGGGTTGCACTAATAGCTGTATAAATTTTAACTTGAACATGGTATAACTGACTTATGACTTAGGTATCAACTAGCATAAGGAGACTATACCATGTTCAAGAATTTACTAAAGACATTACAAAAACATCAACAGAGACGAGCAGAATACTGGCAGTTAAATAACTTGACAGATGAAATGCTTAAAGACATAGGAATGACACGTGGTGAAATCAACTACAGGTTCTACAAAGAAGAAACCGAAGTCAACCGTTAATGCGGCGGGTAATTATACTCAGCCTACTAAGCGTAAGCGTATTGTTGCTTCAGTTAAAGCTGGATCAAAAGGTGGTCGGCCCGGTCAGTGGTCGGCCCGTAAAGCACAACTTGTCGCTTCTCGTTATAAAAAATCAGGTGGAGGATACACTACATGAAGGGCGTAAAGCACTATAAGAAAGATGGTACTGAACATAAGGGCGGTACTCATAAAATGCCTGACAGTTCTCTACACACAGGTAAAGTACACAGTAAGACAAGTGTAAAGTTATTTCATTATAAAGACCTAAGTAAAGCAGCAAAGGCTAAAGCAGATGGCACTAGCAAAAAGTCAAAAAAGTCTTAAGAAGTGGACTAATCAGGACTGGAGAACTAAGAGTGGTAAGCCCTCTACACAGGGGTCTAAAGCTACTGGTGAACGCTACCTTCCTGCTAAAGCTATTAAGTCTCTTTCTAGTGCTGAGTATTCTGCTTCAACCAGTGCCAAACGAAAAGGCACGGCTAAGGGCAAACAGTTTGTGGCTCAACCTAAAAAAGTTGCAGACAAAGTAAAAAGGTATAGGAAAACATAATGCCAGAGATTATTATGGAACGTGTACTAAAGTGGCAGTTAATGCCTCGTATTATGATGCTTGCAGTAACGGTACTTAGCTACCAAGCAGTTCATTGGTTTATGAGTTTACCTGATCCATCTATTCAGCAGTCGGGCTTAGTGTCAGTTTGTATGGGTGCTTTAACAGGGTGCTTTGCTGTATGGCTAGGGAATGAAAAGAAATGATAGGCCAAATCTTTGGATCACTTGTAGGTTTAGCAACAAGCGTTATTGATGGTAAGACTCAAGTTAAACTAACAGAAGCTGCTATGAAGCAGAAGCAGATTACTGGTGAGATTGATTGGGACATTGCTGCTATTAAAGCTACAGAGAATAGCTGGAAAGATGAGTGGATTACATTATTGTTTTCTGTTCCATTGATCTTAGCATTCTGTGGAGAGTGGGGCAATGAGATTGTTACTGCTGGGTTTGTAGCTTTAGAGGTAATGCCTATGTGGTATCAAGTTGCTCTTGGTGGTATTGTCAGTGCATCAATAGGGATGCGTTCAGTGAGTAAGTTCTTTGGAAAAAGCTAATGTCATATCCTTTCCTCAACTAAGTAACGTAATACGTTTCCCTGAGTTAAGTAATATAGACAAGCAGTACATAGAACTAGAGCAACAACAACAAGTAATAGAAGAACAGCGTAAGCTAATAGAGGAAAGTAAGAATGGCCGATTATAAATCTAGTGGTAGACCTCAAAATAAAAAAGGTGAAGATCGTTTAGGCAAAGAGAAAATAAATGTGCGTAGGCCAAAGCCAAAAACTTCTATGGCTAATCTTAAAGAACCAAAACATCTATTACCAAATACTGTCAATAAAGGCTTAGATAATTTGTCTACTGCTGCAAGAAAAATTATAGAAGAACGTATGAGTAAAGGAAAAGTATAATGTTTAAACTATCAACACGCAGCATGAGTCGGCTTGAAGGTATCAACCCAGATATTATTACTGTAGTTGCTGAGGCAATTAAACTGACTAAGGTAGACTTTGGTGTGACATGCGGTATGCGTACCGTAGAGGAGCAGGAGAAGCTGGTTGCTAGTGGTGCCTCACAAACAATGAAGAGTAAGCACCTAGAGGGCCGTGCAGTTGATCTGGTAGCCTATGTAGGTTCTAGTGTTACATGGCAGTTGAACATGTACGATGATTTGGCTGATGCAATGGCTGCTGCTGCACGTAAGTTGAATGTTCCTGTTAAGTGGGGAGCAGCTTGGTCTGTAGGTAACATTGCTGAGTGGGATGGTACTATGGAAGATGCAATGAATAGCTATGTAGATTTACGTAGGTCACAAGGACGTAGACCTTTTATTGATGCACCACATTTTGAAATGATATAAGGAAATACTACAATGGGAATATTATCTAAATTAGTAAAAAAAGCAGCTAAGGCTTCTTTAAATGCAGCTAAAAGTGCTAAGAAAGAAACTGCTAAACATGTATTAGATGTAGTAGGAAAGCCTAAAACAAATGCAGAAGGCATTAAAAAAATTAAACCTGTGCAAAAATCTAATGCTAATTCAAGGCAAACAGGCAGAAAATATGCAGCTATTGCAGGTACAGTAAGTGCTGCAGGAGGATATGCTGCAGGTCGTGAAGGTTCAAAAAAAGAAGTGGTTTCAAAAGAAACTACTATACAAGGATTAAAAAAAGACCTTGCATCTTTAAAAGCTGCTTTACGAAAAGCACGAACAGAAACAGCTAAAGCTAAATTAGAATCTCGTATTGAAAAGTTGTTACGCAAAATTGCAACCGAAAAAGAAAAAAATAAAACTATTGACAGCAGGGTTCCCGGCGTAAAAAAATCTTTGCGTCCTAAGTTGAGAGATAAATAATGGCACGTAACCTAACAGAAAAACAACAGACATTTCTTAATGTTCTAATGGATGCAGCGGGTGGTGATGTTCTTACTGCTAAACGCATGGCAGGATATGCTGACAGCTACAGTACAACTGAAGTTGTTAATAGTATGAAGGAAGAAATCTTAGATGCAACTCAAAGCTATATGGCGAGGAACGCACCGAAAGCTGCTATGGCTATTGTGGGGGGTCTATATGATCCCACTGAGCTTGGCCTTAAAGATAAAGTTGCTGCTGCAAAGGAACTACTGGATCGTACTGGATTGGTTAAAACAGAGAAGCTCCAAGTAGAAGCTAAGGGTGGTGTCATGTTGATGCCAGCTAAGAATAAAGAGATGTGTGAATGTGGAGAGTCTGTAAACGAATGCATGTGTAATGACTAAGCCACTTGGTAAGTGGAAGTTACCTCAACCTACAGACGTACAAATAAATAAAGAGTGGGTGGATATTCCTAGAATAGCACGTACAATACCTTTCGGCTACGAAGTTGACCCCGACGATAGTGGCATACTAAAACCTATACCTGACGAGCTTAACAAGCTACAGCAAGCAAAGAAGTACTTAAAGCAATACTCATACAGAGAAGTTGCTAATTGGTTAAGCGCACATACGGGTAGAAGTATATCACACGTAGGGTTAATGAAACGGGTCAAACATGAGCGAAGCAGAAAACAACAAGCTACAAGCCTACGCCGATGGGCAGAATATGCGGAAGCGGCAATCGCCAAAGCGGAAACCATCGAAACGAAAAGGCTCGACTGCGAAAGTAAAGCCGAAGAAACAACTGCCTCAGCCTAATATAATTGAGCAACAGTTTATTTCACAAGTAGAAGAAGAACATAATGTTATCTTCAAACCAAATGAAGGGCCACAGACAAACTTCCTTGCAGCAGGAGAACGGGAAGTCTTGTATGGAGGAAGTGCTGGTGGGGGTAAGTCTTACGCTATGCTTGCTGATCCTTTGCGGTATATGGGTAATCCCAGCTTTAGTGGCCTACTACTGCGTCACACAACAGAAGAACTAAGAGAACTTATTAGTAAATCACAGGAAATGTATCCTAAGATTTGGCCGGGAATTAAATGGTCGGAACGTAAGATGCAGTGGACTGCACCATCAGGTGCTACACTTTGGATGAGTTATTTAGATAAGGATCAGGATGTTACTAAGTATCAAGGATTGGCATTTAGTTGGATTGGTTTCGACGAACTTACCCAATGGGCTACACCTTTTGCTTGGAATTATATGAGAAGTCGTTTGAGATCAGCAGACGTTGAACTCCCTCTTTGTATGAGAGCCACTACAAACCCCGGCGGCAGAGGACATCACTGGGTAAAGAAGATGTTTATTGATCCTGCACCTGCAGGTAAATCATTTGTAGCTACAGACATTGATACAGGTGAGCAACTAAAGTACCCTGCAGGACACGCTAAAGCAGGTAAAGCATTATTTAAACGTAGGTTTATACCTGCAAGACTAAGAGACAATCCATACCTATCACTACAGGGTGACTATGAGGCAATGCTTTTGTCACTGCCAGAACAACAACGTAGACAATTACTAGACGGTGATTGGGATATTAAAGAAGGCGCAGCCTTTACTGAGTTTAACCGACACACACATGTCATTGAGCCTTTTGAAATTCCTAATAACTGGGTTAAGTTTAGAGCTTGTGATTACGGTTACGGAAGTTACACAGGAGTACTATGGTTTGCGGTTAGTCCTAATGAGCAGTTGGTAGTATACAGAGAACTATATGTATCTAAAGTACTAGCTGTAGACTTAGCTGACATGGTACTTGAGTTAGAGGCTGGTGATGGTAACATGCGATACGGAGTACTTGACTCTTCCTTGTGGCATAAACGTGGTGACACTGGCCCTAGTCTAGCAGAACAAATGATTATGAGAGGGTGTCGTTGGCGTCCATCAGATAGAAGCAAAGGCTCACGTGTAGCTGGTAAGAATGAAATACACAGGCGTCTGCAGGTAGATGAATTTACAGAAGAGTCACGGTTAGTGTTCTTTAACAACTGCACTGAAACAATTACACAGCTACCTGCTATACCATTGGATAAAAAGAATCCAGAAGATGTTGATACCCATGCCGAAGATCACTTGTATGATGCATTGCGGTATGGTATAATGTCAAGGCCACGGTTTAGTATCTGGGACTTTGATAGTCGTGGCACTCCTGCAAACAGTATGCCTGTAGCAGATTCTAAATTTGGATATTAAGGAAACCTAAATGGAAGAAGATAACACATTCATTGAAGACGAGTCTATTGCGTTAGAAGACACAGAGCAATCGTCTGTAGATGATTATAAAACTAACAACATTATTCCTTACATCATGGGGCGATACAAACGTGCAGAAGACTATCGGCAACAAGATGAAGATCGTTGGCTAGATGCATACAGAAACTATCGTGGTATCTATGGACCAGAGGTGCAGTTTACTGAAGCTGAAAAGTCAAGGGTATTTATTAAAGTAACTAAAACAAAAACACTCGCCGCATACCAGCAGCTTGAGTCTATTATGTTTGCTAATAATAAATTTCCTCTTACTGTTGATCCTACTGAATTACCAGAGGGTGTAGTTGCAGACGTTAATTTTGATCCAAACGAACCTGACCAAATTAAAGAATCTGACGTAGATAAAGAAGTAACTCCGTATGGCTTTAAGGGTGACGGTAAAGAGTTTCCTAAAGGCGCAACATCCAAAACTCTTGGCGAGATGCTTGGCCCCCTTACAGATAAACTAAAAGACATTGATGGTTTGCGTAGTGGTACAGGTCTTACACCTACTGCCGTTACATTTAGTCCCGCTATGGTAGCTGCAAAGAAAATGCAGAAGAAGATACAGGATCAGTTAGAAGAATCAAACGCAAGTAAGCACTTACGTAATACAGCATTTGAAATGGCACTATTTGGTACAGGTGTAATGAAGGGTCCATTTGCTGTAGATAAAGAGTATCCACAGTGGGATGAAGAAGGTAACTACGATCCTATTATTAAAACAGTACCACAAGTATCTCATGTATCTGTGTGGAACTTTTATCCTGACCCAGACGCTAATAACATGGATGAGGCACAGTACGTTATTGAACGTCACAAGATGTCAAGGTCACAGCTTAGGCAGCTTAAACGGCGTCCATTCTTTCGTAACTCTGTAATTGATGATGCAATTGAGCTAGGTGAAAACTATAATAAAGAATCTTGGGAAGACGATTTGTCTGACTATGCACCAGAACATGGCGTAGAAAGATATGAAGTACTTGAGTACTGGGGTACTGTAGATGTATCTATGCTAGAAGAACAAGGTGTAGACATACCACCAGAGCTTAGTGAAGTAGATGAACTACAAGCCAATGTTTGGATTTGTAATGGTAAGCTACTACGTATGGTAATTAATCCATTTAAACCTGCACGTATTCCATATCATGCAGCACCTTATGAGTTAAACCCTTATAGTTTCTTTGGCGTAGGTATAGCTGAGAATATGGATGACACACAAACTCTTATGAATGGTTTTATGCGTATGGCTGTAGATAATGCTGTACTGTCTGGCAACCTACTGATTGAGATTGATGAAACTAACTTAGTACCGGGACAAGACTTATCTTTGTATCCCGGCAAAGTGTTTAGACGCCAAGGTGGTGCGCCGGGTCAGGCAATCTTTGGCACAAAGTTTCCAAACGTATCTGGAGAA